CATATCGGAAGAGCAGGACTTTGCCGCCCTGCTCCGTAGTCCTGTAAAAGGAGATGATCACCCACAGCTCGATCTCCAGCTCTTTTTCCGCTTTTGCCATGTCCCTGGCATACTGCATCCATTCTTCCATGTTCCGGAAACTTTAAGTGTGTATCTGCCATCCTTTGAAGGGAGTCAACTGTACGGCAAACGATTCATCCGGTGAACCGTGATAGAGCAGCCCTCCGACAATCCCTCTGCTGCCGTCCGGGTACCTTTGGGTGAACCCGAACGAATAGGGCGCCCAGTCGTGGTAGAGCTCTATCTCACACGGGCGGTCCGGATTCTTTTCCCATGCTTCAAGACGTTCCATGCAGTTCTGCAGTGAAGTGTCCTTGATTGATTCCGCATACTGTACTACCTGGTTGTAGTACTCCTGTTTGCACATGATTTTCATGATATTCCGTTTTAATTGGTTGATAATGTTTTTTCTTTCTCTCTGTTCCTGCCTGTATTCCTGACGGTTTTGTATTCAGTTTCCCAGCTGGTGGAGTCGCACCAGTCCCTGCACATTCCGCATACTTCGGTTGCATAGGAATAACGTACCTGTGAGTCTACGAACAGTCTGTCCCTGACGAATGGAAACGTAATGTCCAGGGGCAGACTGATGTGGTAGCCGGAACCGTTGAAACTGTTGGCGACGGCTACGATGACATCCCCGTGGAAACGGATGGTTCTGAAATCTTTTCCGTTGTCGTTTGTGACAAGTTCATTGAACCCGGCATTGAAATAAATACGTAGTTCACCACCGTATGTGGCATTATCCACCAGTTCTTCAATTAGTGTGTCAAACTGTCCTTTCTTCAGTTTCAGGGCGCGCCTGACCTTGTAACAGGACATGGCTCTGGATTCTTTTCCGATACGTTCCTCTATTTTCGCACCGGGAGAGTAGTACATGTTGACGGCGGCGGAATTTTTTATGAGTTCTTCCGCCGGGTCGGTATCACTCCTGTTCAAGATGAGGTCCGTAATCTCTTCACGGTGTTCCTCGAATTCTTCCTGCCTTTTCTCTTCTGCCATCTTCTCTTTGATTTCCTCAAGTATTTTGAGCAGACTTTCCGCTTCCTGTTCAGCATAACATTCCATGACTGTTTCATATAGCCTCCCCATGTTATTGTTCCGGATGCACTGTTCCTGCAGGTCTTCGCGTTCGTCCAGATTCTCCCGGTAGTCCACATGATACAGGCTGACCGTTTCGGGAACATATTTTTTCCATGACTCCGTATTATTCATAGCGTTTGCATTTAAGGAGGATTGCTTTTGCTTCAGCCGGTGTTTTCTCTCTTTTGACGGCTCTGAGCCTGTGCATAATGTGCAGGAATAGCTCCCGGTCATAAATCCTGTAGAAGAAGTTTTCTCCGGTTTCCTTGACAGTTCCGGTGAATGAGACGGAATCACGGCAGGGAGGAAACTGGAAGAGGCATCCGCTTGCTATTATGGTGTATCTCTTTTCCTCCACTTCATCCAGCAATGTTTCCATGTCGTCATGCCTGCCATATCCGGAGAAATACAGAAAATGATGTTTCCTCAGGCTGAGCAGTATGTTCGCCATGTCTTTTCTGGCCTTGCAGGTGTCCCCACCATCATTTCCTCCGGTTACCATGTTACAGATGAAACGTTCCCTGTTTTCCTTGTCGGTGAATGAATAGGGAATGGTGATAATCTCCTGCTTGTCCTTGCTTGTAATTCTCTCCGCTTTTCCTTTGGTGACTTTTCCCTTGAATGTGATGTTGTGGTAATGCTCGTTCATTTGCCGCTCCAGTTCGGCCTGCGGTGTCATGACCGGACGCAGTCCCCGGAAAAAACGTTTTCCGATGGTGAAACAGAACATGTACAGGCTGCCGTGGTAGGGCTCGCCGAAAAAGAATGAATGGCGCTTCAGACGGACGGGAGGCAGTTCGTTCATACAGTTGTAATAGTTCTCCTTTGTAATTTCACGGAAGGGTCGGCACAATGACTTGTCATGAATGCGTGACCTCTTGTGTATGGCGTTTCTTGTTACTGCAACTAGAAAAGGATTGTTTTCCTGTTTCTTGAGTTCCTCTAGTGTGCTGCCGTAGTAGTCACAGTGTATGCCGTCCGACATGGATGTGACGCAGCTTCCTCGGAAACAACGGGAGTCAATGACAAATTTCAGATGTTCTTTTTTCATGGTCAGATATTTTGGAGGTTTAAGATTCTCTTTGCCGCAGACACCGCATTCGGATTGAGTTGCCGCTGCCATGCCTTGTTCCTGGGCGACCAGTGGAAACCGGATGATTTGAGTTCCCAGCGTTTGCTCTCTTCCGGTATTTTGTTGAAGAGGATTTGCAGACGACTTTCCTGATAGTTCCAAACGAGGGTTCCACCTTCAAACGTTACTTCCCTGTTTTCCTGTTCTTTGGTTTTCTTTAACTTGTCCCGCATGCGACTGGCAGTTTCAGCCAGCTGGAAGAACCGGTGGCGTGGTGTGATGACAGGCTTCTTTATGCCGGCATTATATTCGGAGATGAAGTCGATTGCCTTCTGTACGATTTCCACGTCGCCATGGCCGGCAAATGTGCTGACCTTGTTGAAGATGCTGCTGACGAAGAGTGCCCGGTTGTATCCTCTGGCTTTTCCCGTATCAATCTCATGGATCGTGTTTGCACTGCTTGCAATGTCACGTTTCAGCCTGCGCCATGTTTCCTCCCGTTTTTCTTCTTCGGGCCTGTCTTTTTCCGTGAGCAGTTGCATGGTTTTCAGAAATTTCTCACGCCATTTCAGGAATTCGTCGTATCTGTTCTGATAGGCATTTTGTGCCTTTTCATTCCTTTGGAAATTGAATCCGCCCCGTCCTGTTACCATCGGGTTTGCGCAGCGTGAGAGGCTGTGGAATAAAACGGATATTTTACTTTTGTAAGTATTGATGTAATCCTGTTTTTTTGCTTCCGGTATTTTCTTCAGGTCTTCATGAAGCTGCTTTTCATATCCCATGATGTCCGTTTCAGCCCTTGTTTCCGGATCATGGGAGTTCCAGCGGTAGGCATTGACGGCGATTTCTTCCAGTTCTTCCAGATAGCCGGGATACTTGAATTCTGTTACTTCCCAGTTTTTGAAGTCAGAAGCATGCAATTCCTTCTCTTCACCGTTTTCCGTGTAGGTATGGATATACATATACATACCTTTGCTTTTCTTGCGGAAATGGAAGGCGACCGCATCTTTGTCCGTTCCGATCCGCCGGATGGATTCTGCACGGTGCGCATTTGTTTTTGTGAGCGGAGTGATTGTCGGGTTACCACTGCTACTTTTTACGAGGTTCATTACTCGTTCTTCGTGAACCTGCATTTCGGTCATTTCAGCCATACTTTAATCATTTAAAATTAGACATAACCGGCTCCGTGGAGCCAGTATTTCGATTTCTTACTTGCCGGGTTGTTCGTGTCCGGGATTGTGCAAGGCTTGGCAGGAAAAAATACCGGAGCGTAGCGAGGATGATTTTTTGCTCGCCAACCAGCCCGCAGGGCTGCCTTGGGCAATCCGCAGGACACGGACTATTTTTGCAGGTAAGAAGTTGAAATATGAACCTAGGAATAGGGTTAACTTGAAAATAGTAACAGTATTATATTGGATATATCTTTATTGAGTAGTTTTATTATGCGATTTTATGAGTAAAATATTATAGCAGATTATCAGTGAAGCAATGAAGAGTGTTTCATCTGTTTTTTAGTTCTTCAAATTGTTACATTAAAAATGAGTTTTTACAAATATAAACGAATTAAATGAGGTTGAATGGAGATAATTAGGAGTTGAAGTTATTTATTCGAAAATTAAGAGGGCGTCTAATTATGAAAATAACACAATTGTTGTTTGATAAAGTAGACTGATTGTGGGTAAACTATTATATTTGTAATATATAAAATATGTGATTATGACAGCAGAGGAAGCAAAAAATATTATAGCAAAAGGAGAAGGAATTAATATTGAATTTAAGAGTTGTCAGAATGAGATAGGATCTTCCGTTTATGAAACGGTTTGCTCTTTTTTAAATCGTTCTGGCGGGTATATTTTTATCGGTGTAAATGATGATAAAGAGATAGTTGGAGTCAATAAAAACAACTTGGAGGCAATGAAGAAAAACTTCGTACATGTAGTTAATGATCCGACTGCGTTTTCTCCAAAGGCATACGTTACACCTGAAGATATAGAGATTGATGGTAAAGTAATAATTTTTGTAAGGGTTGAAGAAAGCCAGTACGTGCATCGTTTCAAACATAAGTATTATGATAGAAATAATGAGGCAGATACTAATGTTACTGACAATCCTTCTTTAGTAGCTTCTCTCTTTTCTCGTAAGGATACACTATCTTATGAAAATCGGTTACTTCCCATGTTAGATCTGACGGATCTGGATGATGCAACATTTGATTATTGTCGTAAACTTGTTATTGCACGAAATGACACTCATGCCTGGATAAAACTTTCTAATGAAGAATTGCTGAAAAGCTGTGGCTTAATGGCAAAGGATCCTGTTACTGGAAAGATTGATATTAAACTGGCTGCTCTTCTATTGTTTGGAAAGGATGAAAGTATAGCTTCTTTTATTCCGGCATATCGGTTTGAAGCTATATATAGGAATAAGACTTATGGGCGTTTTGTTTTAAATGAAGTGACAGATAGTACTAGATATGATGATCGAATAACAATACGGACCAATCTGATCAAGGCTTATGGCTTGTTGATGGATTTTGTTTATAAACATTTGCCAGAAAAATTCTATCTTCAGGATGGATCAACACAAAGAGGCGATCTTAGGGCGAATATATTCCGGGAGATTATAGCAAACTTGTGTGTACATAGAGAATATGCAAGTAATGAAGTTGGTTTATTTGAAATATTTTCTGATAAAGTAAGGACTTGTAATGCCACAAAGTTCACGTCTTCTTTGAGAACAGGTTCTATAAGTATAGATGAATTGGAAAACTATACTAAGAATCCATTATTGTTCAAGGTATTTCGTGAACTGGGTTGGGGTGAAGAATTAGGTTCGGGAAGCCGTAATATTAAAAAGTTTGCTCCTCTTTACTATAATAATAGCGTGATTGAAATACTGAATAATGAGCGTTTTGTTTTTAGTATGACTTATCGAGATGTTGTTGGTGATGCACAAGCTAGTGATGTGAATAGGTGTGAAAATGCGCCTGCTATGAGTGTGAAAAGTTGTGAAGTAGGTAGTGCTGTAGAGCATAATAATGTGAATGTAGATAAACTAACTTCTATTTCTATAGGTACTGCACTTGTTTCCGAATTTGTTTCTGGGGTTAGTGATAAAATAGCTCTTAGAATGGCTGAAGAAATTGCTGCTATTTATGTTGTAGGACAACTTACAAAGAAAGAACTAAAAGAACAATTAGAATTAACCGAAGAGCAAATAAAGATTGATCTAAGAGAATTGTCTAGAGCTAAACTGTTGGAACAGAAAGGTAAAGATAAGAAATATATGCTGTCTGAAATGGCACAGATAAAAATATCATCCTTTTGGACAAAAATGTAATTATAACCAATTCATTCCTCTATCCTGCTTGTGCGGATCAGGACAGTTGTCAGAAAGTGTGCGACATGATGAACCGGGTGCTAATTCACTAAAGATGAATTCGAGAGTTTGAGGTGCAAAATTTGCACCTCAAACAAAAGGTGGTACAAGGTATATGCCTTATGCCTTTACGGAGCCTGGAGAAGCAATGCTTTCATCGGTTCTGAACAGTGAGGTTGCAATTAATATCAATATAATGCGTGCATTTATATTGGTTCGTCGGATGCTTACGTTTATTCCGCTAGTCGTTTCTTGACATTGAGCATGGAATCCTTTAGACTAGCATTCATTACTCGGGCGTAATGTTGTGTCATTCGTGTAGAGGAATGTCCAAGCATAACTGATACATCTTGTAGGGGTACATTATTAGCGAGCGTAATGGTAGTCCCAAATGTATGCCGACCAGCGTAAGTAATATTTAGAAATGCAATAAAAAACAGAATGACGAGAATTAAACGTAAAACGTTTATAATTAAGCATTTTGCAAGAATTGCAGAACAGACATACCTGCAAAAGAAAACAAAATATTGCGACGTTTCAGTTACCAGACTGTTAGCCGCCTGTTTCGGAAACAACGGCAGGTAACCGAATTTTTACCGATAGGAACAAAGCGGATTTGTATTCACTGTTTATCAATGTTTTGCATGCCAAAGGACGCTTTTCAAAGGAGTATTTTTACAACCTAAAAAAGAGCGTTATGAAAGTGGAAAAATTCAAGGTGCTGCTCTACCTGAAAAAGAGCGAGCCGGACAAGACCGGCAAGGCCCCGATCATGGGACGGATCACCCTCAACCGCACGATGGTGCAGTTCAGCTGCAAGCTCTCCTGTACCCCCGGGCTATGGAACGCGCGTGAGAGCCGATTGAATGGCAAGAGCCGGGAAGCGGTGGAGACCAATGAAAAGATAGAGAGGCTGCTGCTTGCCGTACACTCGGCCTTCAATTCCCTCATGGAAAGGAAAAAGGATTTCGATGCCGCCGCGGTCAGGGACATGTTCCAGGGTAACGCGGGCATGCAGATGACCCTGCTCAAACTTCTCGACCGGCACAACGAGGAGATGAAGACCCGTGTCGGCGTGGACCGTGCGCCGACGACAATGTCGACCTACGTGTACACCCGGCGCACTCTTGCCGAATTCATCAAAACGGAATTCAAGGTCTCGGACCTCGCCTTCGGACAGCTCAACGAGCAGTTCATCCGTGACTATCAGGATTTCTGCCTGGAAAAGAAGAGACTGGCGATGGAGACGGTGCGCCATTACCTGTCCATCCTGAAAAAGATCTGCCGCATCGCCTACAAGGAGGGGCACTCGGAGAAATACCATTTCTGCCACTTCAAGCTGCCCAAGCAGAAGGAGACAACACCGAAAGCACTCAGCCGTGAGAATTTCGAGAAGCTGCGTGATCTGGAGATACCGGAAAAACGCAGGTCACATGTCATCACCCGGGACCTCTTCCTTTTCGCCTGTTACACCGGCACCGCCTATGCTGATGCGGTAAGCATCACCCGGGAGAACCTCTTCCGGGATGACGAGGGCAGCCTCTGGCTGAAATACCGGCGAAAGAAGACTGACTACCTCGGACGCGTCAAGCTGCTGCCGGAAGCACTCGCGTTGATCGAGAAGTACCGTGACGATACCCGCACTACCCTCTTCCCGCCGCAGGACTACCACACGCTCAGGGCAAACATGAAATCCCTGCGCCTGATGGCGGGGCTGAGCCAGGACCTTGTCTACCACATGGGAAGGCATTCTTTCGCCTCATTGGTCACGCTCGAGGAAGGGGTGCCGATCGAGACCATCAGCAAGATGCTGGGACACTCCAACATAAAGACCACCCAGATATACGCGCGTGTAACCCCGAAGCGACTGTTCGAGGACATGGACAGGTTCGTCGAGGCAACCCGCGATTTGAAACTTATTCTTTAATCCTTAAACAATTATTATCATGCGCAGTACATTCAAGCTTTTATTCTACATCAACCGTAACAAGGTAAAATCGGACGGCACGACCGCCGTCCTCTGCCGGATCAGCATCGACGGAAAGAAATCGGCTGTCACGACAGGCATCTATTGCAAACCCGGAGACTGGGACAGCAAGAAGTGTGAAATCAAAACAGCCAGGGAGAACAACCGCCTTGCCGCCTTCCGAAGCCGGCTGGAAGAGGCGTACGGGAACCTGCTGAGGAACCAGGGAGTGGTCACGGCCGAGCTGCTCAAGACCACCGTATCCGGTGCCAATTCCGTGCCGGAATACCTCCTGCAGGCCGGAGAGGTGGAACGCGAACGGCTTAGGGTCCGCTCCAAGGAGATCAATTCCACCTCCACCTACCGCCAGTCGAAGACCACGCAGCTTAACCTCAGGCAGTTCATCGAATCCCGTGGGATGAAGGACATCGCCTTTTCGGACATCACCGAAGAGTTCGCCGAATCGTTCAAGGTCTTTCTCAAGAAGGAGCTGGGACACAGGAACGGACACGTGAACCACTACCTGTGCTGGCTCAACCGGCTCATCTACATCGCCGTGGACCGGGAAGTATTGCGTGCCAACCCGATAGAGGACGTGGCATACGAGAGGAAAGAAGCACCTAAACTAAGGCATATCAGCCGCAGTGAACTGAAGCGGATGATGGAAACCCCGCTGCCCGACCCGATGATGGAGCTGGCGCGCAGGACGTTCATCTTCTCCTCGCTGACCGGTCTGGCTTACGCGGATACGAGGGCTCTCCATCCCCGTCACATCGGAACGACCTCGGAAGGAAGAAGGTATATCCGCATCCGCCGCGCCAAAACGGACGTGGAGGCGTTCATCCCGCTGCATCCCATAGCCGGACAGATACTGGATCTTTACAACACCACGGATGACGACAGGCCGGTATTCCCGCTGCCGGTCCGCGATGTCCTCTGGTACGAGGTACATGGAATGGGCGTGGCATTAGGCATGAAAGAGAACCTGTCCTACCACATGGCCCGGCATTCGTTCGGGACCCTGACACTGACCGCGGGCATTCCGATAGAGAGCATCGCCAGGATAATGGGCCATACGAATATCGACAGCACGCAGGTCTACGCCCAGGTCACCGACCGGAAGATATCCTCGGACATGGACCGGCTGATGGAAAGAAGAAAGCCTGCGGCCGGCAAGGAAGCCGCAGGCTAAATAAAAAAATGCCGCCGGAATTGTATTTACGATTCCGGCGGCAATCCTTAAACTTGAATACGATATTATACCAATGCTGCGTGATAGTTCTCCTCCAACAGCTTCTCGATGTCCGACTGCCTGTACAGGATCTTCCCGCCAAGCTGGATATAGGGAATCCGCCCTTGGTCCCTGTAATCCTGCAGGCACCTGCGGCTGATCCTCAACGTTCCGGAAAGCTCTCTGTCAGTCAGGAACCGTTCCCCGTTGAAGGGAGGACGGTTGTCACGGGCAAGATGCTCCACTTTTTTCTCCATGTTGTCCAGCAGGGCAAAGAACCTGCGGACACGTTCGTTCTCCTTGTCGATAATGCCTTCCATCTCTTCCGCTCTTTAAAGGTTTCCGTTCTTCCTTCCTTCTCTCATTGCCTTCTCCTTGCGTCTGATGCCGACGTAGGCCATCAGCTTCTCCACATCCTCTGGCTTGTAATAGAACTTGCGCTGGAGGCGGGTGAACGCCAGCCGTCCGGTATCGCGGAGTGTCTGCAGGGTACGTGGCGAGATGTCAAGGCGCAGGCAGACATCCTGGCCGTCCAGTCACTCTCCGGGTTCCTTACAGCGGTTTCTCTCATACAGTCTGTCCACATGTGCGGACAGGTTCTCGGCGCGTGCCAGCATCCTCTCAAGGACACCGGCCTCGATGTAGCATATTTCCATATTTTTCAACTTGTTTAAATGTCAGTGCGAATATAAGGGAAGAAACCATGAGAGGCAAGTGCGACCGGTACACTGGCAGGAATAGTCATGGATAGTCGGTTTTTGTCATATGGGAAGGAAAAATACTCCGTAGCCGGTCGGTTTTCACGACCCCCTTTGGAAAACCTGAAGGACGGGTGCGTCACGGCGATGAAAAAAGAAAAATCCCCACCGGAAGTGAAGCGACCCCAAACCGGCAGGGAGTGTAATAATAAAGGAACGGACTGTTCAGCCCTTGATGTAACCGTACTTTTTCAGGTCGTCCATGAAATGCTCCGGCGTGTCGGTCCTCACCGTCACCCCGTGCAGTTCCCTGTACCGCCCGGAGAAATTCACCATGTACTCCCCGTCGGTGCACCCGCTGTCAAACCAGCTGCCCTCACGCAGGACGCGTACAAACTCGGAAGGGCCGGAGGCGGCAATCCTGCCGCCATCCGCCAAAATACCTGATCTCGTTTTTTTTATTATCGGTATTTCAAATGTCTCAAAAGCCTCTTTGACAGGTTACCATCCAGGATGATCGCCTGAATTCGCATGTACCGGATTTTCTATTTACCAGATTCCATAATGGTTCCTGCCATCCGTTTTTTCTCTGCGGCTGTCGCTTTTTTCCTCGTGGCATCATGGTCTGTTACCGGATAGGAAAAGCCATCTCCATCACAACCATGAATTATAGTGTAGCCATATTTGTATATAGCCGTATGATACGCTATCCGGATAATGCTATCACAGAATTGCGATATAGCCGGATATCAAAATAGGGATAGCCGGGAGCGAAGGGAGCACGCATCCTTCCGGATATAGATATCTCAAAATCTCCATTTGCAGAAGTGTATAAATATCAATCCATTAATGGAGACGATGAAGAAAAACAATAAGGCGTATACGGCTACCTGTTATTCTCCATTTACAGATGTGTAGAAGTTTCAATCCATTAATGGAGACGATGAAAAAACAATAAGGCGTATACGGCTACCTGTTATTCTCCATTTGCAGAAGTGTAGAAGTAGCAATCCGTTAATGGAGACGATGAAGAAAAACAATAAGGCGTATACGGCTACCTGTTATTCTCCATTTGCAGAAGTGTAGAAGTAGCAATCCATTAATGGACAATAGGGCATGTAAAGGGCAGATTTTCCGTATATTCGCCTCCTTATCCCCGAATTATGGGCGTAAGTCACATGGTCATGGAGATATATCTATCCTTTAATGGGGAGAACAGCCGGTAAATATCTGATGGAAAAGCCCCACAAACCACAGGAAAATAGCCACACAATGGTCTGATACACAATAATTATTGGAGAAACATGGTCCGCTCCTGCGGACAGCAAGTTGTGTTTTCGTTAAACGAAAATCGTACGGTTTAACGGCAACCTGCCGCCAAACCGTCCCTACCCCCTGATGCTCCGGAGTCGTGGGGGATAAGCTACCGGCATGTTCCATGTCCCTTTGGCATGGGAT